CTACGTGTATCTGGCGTGCGATGCGATGCCGCTCTGCTGCGACGACTGGTGGGGTTGGCTGTGCTATCTCGTGGTCTGACATGAAAAAAGGGGGCGCGGCTGGAACCCGTGCCCCCGCACCTGGCATCAGCGAGAGGAGCTGAAGACAGATGACGCAGACAAGTTTACAACGGACAGTGGGTGCCCTGTGACGGCCTTTGTGGTGACGACGGAAACCACCTCGGGCTGTCTCATCGAGGAAACGATCGAAGCCCCCGGCAAGCGATGGGCGATTCGGCTGCACCGCTCGCTGCTCATGAAGTGCAAAGGCTGGGAGCCCCAGGAACTGCGCTGCACGGTCGCGGAACCGGTGCAGGAAGAAGGCCCGCGATGATGGACACCTTCGTTCATGCGGGGCCTGCGCTCCAGGCGGTGGCCGTCATGCTGGCGGGCTGGTGCGTGATCGTGATGATGGTCTGGACGATCACGTTCCTGCGCGGGCTCTTCGGCTGGCTGATCGACACGGTCCACCCGAAGGCCACGGTGGTGGATCTGGCCGACTACCGGCGCCGACAGTTGAATGCAGTGGTCCGTGCGGGTGATCGCCGGAGGGTCTCCTAATGGCCGACATGGATTTCTATCTGTCCGCCTTCGGCCCCACCGACACCGACATCGAAGATGCGGCTGAACGGGAACAGGATGCCCTGGCCCAGACGGAAGCCATCCTGGCCCGCGATGCCGCCTTTACCGAATGGGTGCGCCGCTGGCGTGTAGCGCCCTGGTCCCTGCAGTGGAGCGAGATTCTGTATCGGCTGGTGCGGGCACGGGAAGGGGTCGAACACAACTTCTACATCAGCCCGCACGATGCCCCACTGGCGCAGATGGCACGTGCGGAGAGCTGGCCTTACGTGATGCGCCTGCTGGCCGACATGATGGAGCGTGAACCATTCGAGACGGGCGGGGCGGACCCGCGGAGATAACGACATGCCGAATATCAACGAGGCGTTTCCGAGCAACTACGTGAAGGCGTCCGATCTGAAGGGGAACGAAGCCATCGTGACCATCGATCGGATTGCCTTCGAACCGGTCGGGCGCACCAAGGAAATGAAAGCCGTCGCCTACTTCACCGGCAAGGAGAAGGGGTTGGTCCTGAACAAGACCAACGCCACGAAGATCGCGAACCTCGCCGGGTCGCAGATGACCGAGGACTGGCCGGGCACGCGCATCAAGATCTATCCGACGGAAACCGAGTTCGGCGGCGAGACGGTGGAGTGCATCCGGGTGAAGGGGGCGCCGGTCACCAACGGCAACGGGAACGGGGCCACGCGACAGGCCAAGCCGTCGCGGCCGGCACCGCCTCCACCTCCGATACAGGATGACGACAGGGATGCGGACGGAGATTATCAGTCGCGCACTCATAGCGAGGCGCTCACCGATGACGACATTCCGTTCTAGGTGGGTGCCATGGCCTACGACAACGAACTGAGCGGGCAGATCGTAATTGACATCGAGACGGTGGGAGCCCCCGACTGTGCGGGGTTCCTGCCGGACGTCGATGCCCCGAGCAATTACAAGGATCCGGTGAAGATTGCCGCCTTCATCGAACAGGAGCGGCTGAAGCAGATTGCGATGGCGGGGCTGGATGCGGACCTGAACGAGATTGTGGCGGTGGGCTGGCTCTACGCAGAGGATACAGACCCGGTGTCGGTAGCGACCCGCGAGACCGACGACGAAGCCGACCTGATTCGGTGGCTGCTGGATGCCATCGGGAACCGCTGCGTGGTGGGGTTCAACACGCTCAACTTCGACCTGCCCGTGGTGATGCGCCGGGCGCAGTATCTCGGCATTCGCTGCCCAGATTTCAATCTGGACAAATACAGAACCCCGCACCTCGATGTGCTGGACCGGCTCACGTTCCGCGGCCGGTTGAAGATGCGGTCGCTGTCGTTCTACTGCCAGCGGTTTGGTGTGCCCCACGACGACACGGTCAAGGGAAAGGACATCACGGCGCTGGTGGCGGCGAAGGACTGGGAGGCGGTGGCGAGCCACTGCCGCAGCGATGTGATGGCCACCACGCTCCTGGCGCGGCGGCTCGGGTGGGTGCGGCCGGTCAGTGCGCAGGCGGTGGCGTGACGGTTCGCGACATGGTCCGCGCGTTTCAGCGGGAGATTCGGGAGACCCCGGATCTGCTGCCGGATCGTGCCGCGGACATTCTCACGCAGCTCTGTTCGCTGCTCGGGAACTGCAACGATGAAATCCGAGCGGCGGATGCGGCGTTCGCGGCGGTCCTGTTGCAGCACCTCGAGTCGGAAGAGAAAGCCAACCGGGCACGGATTCGGGCCGAGACCAGTCCGGAGTATCAGCGGAAGCGGGAAGCCCGAGACACCAAGGAATTAGTTATAGAACTGGTGCGGTCGCTGAAGTACTTCCTGCGGTCGAAGGGTGAAGAGATGCAGTACGCGAGGCACCAGTGATCGACTACAGCGGCATGGCCTATCCGAAGGGCCAGCCCCGCATCGTGGCCAAGCTCCAGAAGCGGGCCACCCTGGCGGCAGAGGAGCGGGCGTGTCGTGCGGCGGTTGATGCCCGAGACGGCCGGCAATGTTTCTGGCCTGGCTGTTCCAAGCCCGCAGGCGAGAAGCACCACCTTGTGTCGCGCAGTGTCAGGGGGAAGACCGAATGGCGTTCTGACGGCATCGTGAGTGCCTGTAGCGAGCATCACCGGCTGTTCAAGGCCGGATTGATCTATACGACGGGGAATCCCGATCGCGGGCGGGTGTCGGTGCATCTGACCGCACTGGGGCAACAGGCGGGCATCAGGGTGCCGCGACGGGGGAAGGCGTGACGCCGTATTACGAACACGGCGGAATCGTCATTTACCACGGGGATTGCCGGGAGGTAATTACCACGCTCGGACCTGTCGACCATGTGATGACCGATCCGCCCTACGGTGAGGAAACACACGAAGGCGCACGCACCGGGAGCGGGCAATCAGTGTTGGTGGACTTCGCTTCGACGGAGGCGGCGAAGATCGCGGCCATGCTCGCGCCGATCCGGTTGAAGCGGTGGGCCATTCTCACGATCGACTGGCAACACGTCTTGCCGCTGAAGCAATCACCTCCGGCCGGGTGGCGGTTCGTGCGCCATGGAGCATGGGTGAAGCCGAATGGTGCTCCGCAGTTCACAGGAGACCGACCGGCGCAGGGCTGGGAAGCCGTCGCGATTCTCCATGCAGGCGTCAGCGGCAAGATGCGCTGGAACGGTGGCGGCTATCCGGCGGTGTGGATTCACAACAAGGTGCAGGGCTACCACCCGACAGGGAAGCCGGAATCGTTGCTGCTGGAATGGGTCGCACAGTTCAGCGATGCCGGAGATCTGATTCTCGATCCGTTCATGGGCAGCGGCACCACATTGGCAGCCGCGAAGCGTCTCGGGCGCAGAGCCATCGGCATCGAACTGGAAGAGCGCTACTGCGAGATTGCCGCCCGTCGTTTACGGCAGGAAGCCTTACCGCTGGAAGTGGCGTAAGCCATGACGAGAGAAGAGCGTAACGCTTACATGCGGCGATGGACGGACGCTAATCGTGACAAGTTGCGTCAACGCCGAGCTGAACGTAAGGCAGCGATCGCGGTCATCACGCGTGCGGCGTGTCGGCGATGTGGGAACCTATTTAACGTCACGCCAGCGCTGGTCGCGTGTCGCGTCACGGTCTGCTCGCGGTGTAGACGGTTGACCCCGGAACAGTCGCGTGCTGCCGCCAAACGTCATCAAGCCAGACATCCGTTGAAAGCACGCGCACGATGGGCTGTGAAAGCTGCGCTAAAGCGCGGAACATTGAAACGGCTCGCCTGTGAACAGTGCGGCACGGCTCGCGCACAAGCCCATCACGACGATTATTCACAACCGCTTGTTGTCCGGTGGCTCTGCGTTCGCTGCCACAACAACCATCACCATGCGGAGGTTGCATGAGCCGACTGAATCAGATTGACCACGCCATCGCCAGACTGCGCGAGGAACTGCGCCCGCATGAACAGAAGGTGCTGGCGCTCACCGCAGCGATTGAAGCGCTGAAGCACGCCCAGCTGGCCAAGCGCGCCGAGAAGCGCACCAAGCCGGGGAGGATGTCAGAGGTCAGCCGTGTGGTGAAGCCGAGCGGAGAAGCGGCGTGAGTGCCCTGTGGCGCGTGCTGACGCTGCCCTGGCGCCGGTATCGCGTACGCCGGGAGATGGCCGCCCTGAGCCGGACAGCGGCGCTGCGAGCCATTGTGACAGGGCGGGTGGAGCGATTCAGCGAGCGGCTGGCGGCGGATCGACGGAGGCATTCGTAAATGGCCTGGGTGCGGATCCATGACGACGCGATGAACAGCCTGAAAGTGATGCGGCTGTCGGATGCGGCCTTCCGGTTGTGGATGAAAGGGTTGTGCTACTGCCAGCGGCAACTGACCGACGGGCACATCCCGGTGGAATGGCTCCGCGACATCGGCGCGAAACGGAAAGACGTGGACGCCCTCAGCATCTCGAGCGTTGAAGGGAAAGCCCCGCTGTGGGAGACAGCCCCCGGCGGCTATCAAGTCCACGACTATCTCGACTGGAACGACAGCCGCGCCATCGTGACGAAGAAACGCAGCGAAGCAAAGGAGCGAATGGCTGCGTCTCGTGTTCCGAAGAAGTTCTCAGAAAGTTCTGAGAGAAGTTCGCTGAGAAGTTCGCAAGAACTTCTACGTGGTTCTGTCTTAAGTACTTCTTCAGAGAAAAGAATGATCGGAAATCCGGCGCGTGATCCGTTCACGGATCTTGCGGTGACGACTCGCGCCGGGGAGTTCTTGGATCGATATACGGAACTCTACGTAAAGCACAGAAAAGGCGCACGTTATGCGCTGAATCCGGTGCGGGATTACAACGCGGCGGTGACGCTCTGTGCCACCTGGGACGATGTGCGGCTGGACAAACTGGCGGTGATTTTCCTCACGACGGACCACAAATTTGCCGATGAAGGCAGCCGTACGGTGCCCCAATTTCTGGCGCTGGCGAGCTGGTGCGACGGCAAATTAGCCGAGCACGAAGCGAAGAAATCGGGGGCCGCATGACCGTTCCGAAAGCCACCGCCTCGGTGCTTTGTCAGACGTTCGTGGCCGCGGATCAGCTCCGGAAGCAGGCACTGGTGCATGGCGCATCCAAGGAGCAGGCCAACGACATCGTAGCGCAGGCACTCCAGCAGGCGTGGCCACGAGGCCGCGAAGAGCCCTGGCACTACCTCTGCGACACGTGTTCGGACAGCGGCTGGCGGGTGTATCAGTGCCCCGGCGATGCGTCCTGCGGCCGGAAGAATCCGCACCTGGCGCATGAGTATGTGACCACCTGCTGGTGCCCGAAAGGGGCCGCGCTGAAAGTCAAGCCGCGGGGGGAAGAGGACGAGCTCGCGAAGGTGGGCAAGACGGTCAAGCCCTCAAGGTTCGGACGATGAACGGCGAATACATCGACCTTGAGCCGGATGATGATGCGGAGTGTTGCTGGGCCTGTCACGGTGAAGGCGGGTATCACGACTGCATGGAGGACAGTTGCCCATGCCTCTACAAAGACGGCGAACCGCAGGATCGCAATTGGCGCGAGTGTGAAGAATGCGGTGGTCGCGGCTATGTCTGACGTGACCATTCCAGATACGTGCGTCCGGAGCCTACTGGCTGGTGGGGAGGAAACAGGAAGGGCACAGGTGGACCTCGGACACACCGGACGCACGCTGACCGTCGGATCGTTGTTTTCAGGTATTGGCGGGTTCGATCTGGGATTCGAACGGGCAGGCTTTGAGATTCGCTGGCAAGTTGAAATTGACCAGTTTTGTCGGGCGGTGCTCGCGAAACACTGGCCGGACGTGAGGCGCTACGAGGATGTCCGAACGACGCATGTGGCCGACACCGCGCACGTCGGATGTGACCGGCGGGCCGCGCACGTTGGACCCGCAGGGGCGGCGCACGAACAAAGCGGGCACGATGCTCTACGGCGCGAATCTGGCCGACGCTGTGATACAGGAGCCGATGGCTGCTCCCACTGTCTCGCCCCAGTTGACGTTATTTGCGGAGGCTTTCCCTGTCAGCCGCACTCCCTGGCTGGTCGACGCGGCGGATCTACCGACGAGCGCGATCTCTGGCCCGAGTTCGCCCGAATTATTCGCGAGGCTCGGCCCCGATGGGTGGTTGCCGAAAACGTCCCAGGACTTCTGTCAGCCGAGGCTGGACGGTTCTTTGGCAATGTTCTCCGGGACCTGGCCGCGTGCGGGTATGACGCGGAGTGGGACTGCGTACCGGCGAGTGCCTTTGGCGCCCCTCACCGCAGAGACCGAGTCTGGATCGTGGCCTACCCCGGATGCGAGCGTGATGCAGTTGGGCGAGAAGCCGGACACTTGGCTGGCACGGCGAGCTCGGCTCAAAGCCACACATCAGAACGGCAATGGATGTGGAACTCCACTCGCGATGGCGGTGCAGCTCTGGCCGACTCCGACGAGTCGGGATCACAAGGATGGGACGGCGCAGAGCTGCGCGAACGTGCCGGCAAACGGACTGCTCGGGCGCGTGGTGCATCAGTGGCCGACACCTCGAGCGGAATACGACAGCGGGAGGCATCGCGGGTCTTTGGATACGTTGCATTCAGCGATCAAGTCAGAGCATCCGAACAGTGGCGCGTTGAACCCGACGTGGGTCGAGTGGCTCATGGGGTATCCGCTCGGGTGGACCGTTTGCGCGGCTTGGGCAACGCGATCGTCCCGCAGATCGCGGAATGGATCGCACGGCGCATCCTCGAAGCAGAAAGGCACATAACAGCATGATCTGTCCCTGTGGCTGTAAACGCGATATGGAAATCACCTGGCCAGTGCCGCACTATCCGGCACAGGTCTGGCGTCCGCACCTGATTGAACGCTGGGCACCCGAAGCGAAAGGTAAGAAACCGTATCGGCAGGCGAAAGTGCTCCGGGCGGTGACGACGGAACCCCGCACGGCGCGAGCGATTGCCGAAGCGATGGGCTGTCCGACGGCGGATACCAGCACGGCGCTCGGGAAGCTGGCGGCGGCCGGCAAGGTGCTGCGGGAAGGCCCGATTCGCCAATACACGTATCGGAAAGCGGCGTAGATGGCCCGCTACGCCTATCACCAGCTCGATGCCAACCACAAGGCGATTCGGCAAGGGCTGGAAGCCATCGGGGCGACGGTCGACGGGAAGTGTCCCTTGGACCTCTTGGTCGGGTTCAGGGGCCGCACGTATCTCTTGGAGGTGAAGACGGCCAAGGGGAAGCTGCGTGCGTCTCAGCAGGCATTTCTAGGGCGCTGGCAGGGGCACGCGGCGGTGGTGCGGACGTTGGATGAAGCGCTGCAAGCGATTGGAGCGGTATGACTGGCTGTGCGTGTGGCTGTGGACGACTCGTGGAACATCGTTGGGTACGAGGCCATCACCGGAGAGGACTGCAGGCCGACAACACCTGCAGCCATACCCCGGAAGCGAACAAGAAGCGCTCAGCCAGCCTGAAAGCGTTTCACAAAGCGAAGTGGGATGCGCGCATGGCGGCCCGGTTCGGAGCGCTCACCGAGCGGGAACAGGGACTGTTGCGAGAAGCACTCCTTGTCGGGTATCGCAGTGGGTATCAAGCGGCATATCACCCGCAACGGAAAGGGCAGGCGGCATGACCGAACCGGACTGCACGATTGAGGACCGAGACGCCCAGAACGCGCAGATGGCCCGCGATGGAAAACTGTACGAAGCCGGCTATTTCGCTGGGAAGAAACAGGTGCCGACGTTGACTGAGGCCGAGCAGCAGCGGATTGCGGAGATTCAGCGGCGGCGGCACTCGACGTGTTCGCAGACCGCATGGATGCGCACGCTAGGCGGACAATGGCACTTCGACTCGTCGGACGACATCGTGCGTGATCTGTTGGCGATTATCCAGCGGCTCACCCAGCAGGAGGCGTGAATGCGGGAGCAACTCCAAGCATTGATCGAATGGTGGCGCATGGGTTCGTATGGCGATTATCAACAGCCGATGACGCCGAGAACCTGTGCCGATGACCTCGCCGCCCTGCTCGCCGTCCCCGTGCCCCACCAGGAGGAGCAGCATGAAGAAGCGGAAACTGTCACCGAGGCAACGCAGACGGGAAGCGTGCAGGCGAGAGTTGTTGCGAATGCTACACCGGATCATCGCTCGGACGCCGGTGCTGAAGAGACCATGTTCGGTCATCAGGACGGACGTCTCATAGCCCCTGCCGTCCCCACCGGGGAGGGGCTGCGCGCCGCGATTGAAAAACTCCCGCGCTACAAGCTCCAGCACTGCAACGATATGGGCGAGGACTACATGAACCGCTGCTACATCGTGGCCGTGCCCCACGACGGCAGCGAGGAAGTGATGGCAGGGAAGCATCTGTGGATTCGCATCGACCAACTACACGCCGCCCTCACCGCCTCCCCCGATCCCACCCTATGAGATCAGGGCTGTTTCTTGGGCCGTCCACCTTTGGCTCCGTTCAGGCGGACGGCTGCAGTCTTCGCGGCGCTCTTGGCTTTGCCACCCTTGCGGCCGAGGGCCACGGCGTTGGGATTCTTCGCCATTCAGCGAATCCTCGCGCGACGTTCGGCTCTGAGTTCCACCGAGAATCTGTTCTCTTCGGAAAGTGGCAGGCCGAGACGGCGTTCACAGTGAGTGCAGCGTCGGTCAATGAACAGATCCAAGGACCAGCCGTGTCGTGGTCTGATGCCACAGGCAGATCGCAGGCCACTCACGAATCCGACCGTGGCGTCTTCCGGGGCTTCAATCGCGTGCAGTCGCCAGCCTCGTTGACCGGCGTCATAGCCAGTCGCAGGGACGCGCGGATTCGGGGCTGTCGTGAGCCAGTGGGTCATTTAGCGACCCAGCCGGAAGGACTTCAGCCAGCTCGGGCCGAAGGTGTTGCGTACTTGCTGCAGAAGCGACTGTTGGTCGGGATCGCTGATGCCCTGGCAGGCGTTCATCCATTCGTTCCACAGTTGAGACTTCCACGTGCGGCCATTCGTGGCGGCATACATGGTGAGGGCGTTCAGTTGCTCGGCGGTCAGTTCCGTTTTCGTGTTCATCATGAGTAAGAATATAGTCTAACCGCTTAGGTTTGTCAAGTGGGTAAAACATTAGGAATTATGCGAATGTTCCACCGTCCCGATCCCACCCCTGGAGAGCCGACATGAATGATGAACTCCTCCGGCTCAACGCGGCGGCCGACCTCATCGGAGTCGCTCCCAAGACCATCAAGAAGTATTGCCGCTGCGAACTCCTGCGCTGTGTGAAGCTGCCTTCCGGTCATTGGCGCGTGTGGAAATCCTCCCTCGATGAAATCCGACTAGTCCAAACCGACCCAAACCGAAAACACCCTCTTTCGACGTCCACATAACCCGTCTATTCTGGAGGGGCAGAAAACAATCCCCAAACAATGCCGTTTGCCAAAGGTCGCAGCGGTAACCCCAAAGGCCGCCCCCACAAAGGCGACTCGCTCGCTGAACTGATTCGTGCCCGCTGGAAGCCTGTCCAACGACAGACTGCCGTCGATGCCCTCGCCGCGAAAGCCAATGCCGGGGATGTCCAGGCGTGGGAGGCCCTCGCCAAACGGGGCTGGCCGGATGAAGCCCGCGGGGAGCTCACCTTCACGGTGCCGAATGACGACAATCTGCCGGCGAAGGTCGTAATCGAACTGCACCGGAATCCTTAGGAAAAATGACACCCTCTCACCGTATGGATAGACCGTGCGCGAGGTGAGAATGGTGTTCAAGGGCGTCGTGGCTGACTTCATGGCGGACGAGACCCGGCACATCGATCTGGAAGGGGCCTTCCGCTCAGGGAAGACCACCGCCGCGCTGTGGAAGGTCTACAAAAGCTGCATTGACCATCCCGGCATCAAGTGGCTGATCTGCCGCTATGGCGATGGCGACACCCAATCCAAACTGAAACCACCGTGGCGGCAACTGCTCCACACGGTTGGGGTGACCCCGGCCTGGGATCCTGCCGAGATGTGCGACGTGTTGCCGAATGGCTCCACGGTCTACATCTTCGGGCTGAAGGCCCAGGATCAGGTGTCACGCTATGCCAAGTTACGCGGTATGACGTTGGCCGGCATCTACGTGGATCAGGGCGAGGAACTGCCACACGACATTTTCCTCGAGCTGATTGGCCGGCTGAGTCAGGCGGGGATGCCGCACCAGATGCTGCTGACCCCGAACCCGCCGGATGAGAACCACTGGCTGGCGCGGGAGTTCCCCGAGGCCAATAACCTCCGCGGGCGGAAGTATTACAGCGCGCCGATCCACGCCAACGCGCACAACCTGCCCCCGGAGACTATCCCGGCACTCGAGCAGGCGTATCCGGCGAGCCACCCGAAGCACAGAAGTGCGGTCCTTGGCCGGCGCGGGCTGAACGTCATCGGGAAGCCGGTGTATGGCGGGGATCCTGAGAAGGGCCTGGCGCCGATGTATGACCGCGCGCTGCACCTGAAGCCGCTGAGCATGAACCCCGACCTCACCCTGTGTGAGTCGCTGGACTTCGGGAAGCACCATCCCTGCGTGGTGTGGGGCCAGTTCACGCCGTGGAACCAGTTACAGCTGCTCGGGGGTCTGATGGGGCAGAACCTCTACCTCGAGGATTTTGCCCCGATGATCCTGCGCTACCGGGCCGAGTGGTTCCCCCACGCGCTGGCCGTGCAGACCTGCTGTGACCCCGCCGGCAGCCATGACAACTCGCAGGGGGTGCGGAACAACGGGGTCAAGGTGTTGCAGGACCACGGCATCTATGCGACGTGGAAGGACAACAGCAACGCCCCGGATGTGCGGTTGGCGATGATCGAACGGCTCGCCGGCTACATGCGGAAACGTACCCCACGCGGGGAAGCGTTCAGCATCGAGAGCAACCCCAACCGCTGGTTGATTGTCACCCCAGACACGGTGCGGCCCTGGAGCTTCCTGGCGGACGGCTTTGAAGCGGGTTACGTCTGGGATGAGCACTTCGTGTCCGTGGGCTCCAAGCAGGTGCGGAAGGCCAAGAAAGACGGCTGGTACGAGCACGGGCAGAACGCCACCGAATACCTCGAGCTGAACTTCGGCGGGGCGCAACCGAGTGTGGAGCAGAGCAACCGCCATGCGAGTCGGGTGCACCGGCAGCAGCTCAAATACAGCCAGAAGGACTATGACCTGGCGGATCGGAAGCCGGTGAGTGCGGGACGGGGTGGGTATGGCTGATCTGACACCAGAGCAGCAATTGATGAAGGCGCTGGACGAGTTCGTGGATGAAGATGCGCCAGCACCGAATGGCTCGGAATGCACATGCCAGTATTGTGTGACTGGTAGAGCGCAGGGACGTCTTCGTCATGTGAACTACGGGCAATGGGAGTGGGAGGGGCCAGTAGTCACGGCGAAGCGGCGGCTCTCGGATGAGGATGTCGAGCGAATCGCACAGCGCGTCGTGGAGTTGCTTCGTGGCCAGTGAGCGGCCGAAGGGCTCAGGCTCAGCGCGGTTCTATCTCAGCACGGCACGGAAGGATACGTTACCCATGGCACAAGTAGGCGGCACGTTCCCAGCCCTCTCTGATGGCGTGAAGAAGACGGTCCCGAAGCCTGCGGGGAAACCCAAGGGCGGGAAGAAGTGCAAGTGAGCAAGCGCAAGCCCCGGAACCCGTTCGACGTCGATCTGAACGCTGAGCAGCGGAAGACCCTCTGCTTGTGGCTGGTGGACGAACTCCAGAACGGGCTGAACGCCAAAGCCACAGCAGAAACCGACGTCGAATACTGGCACCGGGTCTATGAGCAGGCACGCACACGCACCGGGCGCCGGGCGCCATGGGTGGATGCCGCGGACCTGACCACGTATCTGGCCGCGGAGAAGGTGGATGCGATCGTGGCGCGAGCGATGCGGACCATCTTCACCGACCCGATCTGGACGGTGGAAGGCTGGGGCACCGCCACGGATAAAGCGCCGTTTGTCGAAGAGTTCCATCAGTGGAAGGCGGAAGAAGAGCGGCTGCAGAGTGTCATTGACCGGCTGCTCGCCATCAGCCTGATTGAACCGCGAGGGTTACTGGAAGTCTACGAGGGCACGGAATACCGGGTGGTGCGGAAGACCATCAACGCCGCGGTGGAAATGGACCCGATGACGGGCGGGCTGGTGTATGGGCCGGATGGGAAACCGAGCCTCCAGAAAGGCGAGGATGGCAAATTCGTGGAAGCCACCGGCAACCAGCAGTTCACGGCTGTTACCGTGGTGGATGTCCCTGAGCCAGTTCGAGTCGGACCCTGCTATCGCATCATTCCTTACCGCGATTCAGCCATCCTCCCTGGACATGCGCGCGATCAGAACGAAATCTGGGGCTACTTCAAGCGCTTCTGGCGCCGGCTCCCTGACATCCAACGCAACGCCATCGGCCCCAACCCCATCTACGACAAAGACGCGGTCGACAGTCTCACCAACGTCGGAGACCGGGAACCCACCGACGGACTGACCCGCTCAGGGATGGGAGTGGCGCCGCAGGATGGGGTGACGTCCGAGAAAGAGCTCTGGGAAGGGCTGGTGTTGGTGGACCTCGATGCGCTGATGACGCAATACAGCGTAGGCCCGGTGAAGCCCGAGCTCCGTGGCGCGCGGTGGTATCTGGTCACGTTGAGCCTGAACCAGAACGTGCTACTACGGGTGCAGCACGATGACATTGAGCGGAGCCGGTTCCTGCCGGTGATTCTGTTCCCGCGCACGGATCGGGTCACGGAGGGGCTGTCACTGGTCGGGCACAAATTAATCACCACCTGCGAAGAGCACACGGCGTGGCGCAACATGGCCGCGGATCGGGCGGCGATGGTGGTGCAGGCGCCGGTCAAACGGCTCACCGGAGCACTCTGGGATCCGGAAGAGCAGCCGTGGGGGCCGCGGGCGGTGATTGACGTGCGGGACATGCGGGAAGTGGAACCGGTGACGGTGCCCGACCTCACGCAGAGTGTGTTCACGCACATTCAGATGGTGGAGCGGAACGCCGAAAGAATCGTCGGGGTGAATGACATCGCCGCCGGCCAGGTGAGTGAGGAATCGCGCACGCTGGGTGAAGTGCAGATGGCGACGGCGGCGTCTGAAGTGCGGATGGACCTGATCATCCGGCGCTTTCAGGAGTTCATGGAAGACCTCGGGCAGATTCGGCACCTGATCTGGAAACGGACCCTGGCCGATTCGCCCGAAGGCGTGGACATGCCGTCGAGTGTCATCGGGAACCTCGAGGGGCGCGGCGTCAGCATCGACCAGTATCTGCCTGATAAGCGGGTGACGGCAGAACTGCTGGACGGTGCGTATCGGTTCAAGCCGCATGGCAGCGTCGAGACCGCCGACAAGGCGAAACAGCGGAGTAGTTTTGGGCAGGCGCTGCAGGTGATGCCGATGCTGGTGCAGGCATTCCCGATGCTGGCGCCGATGTTCCAGACGCCACAAGCGGCACGGGCGATGGGGCGCTACTTCCTGCACCTGTTCAACATTCCGAGCCCACAGGCGTTCCTCGGGTCACCGGCGCAGGATCTGATGCAGCAGGGGCAATTAAACATGATGCCGGCTCCGCCTGCGATACCAGCCCCGCCGCCGATGATGGGCGCCCCGGGGATGCCGGGACAGCCCCCAGGGCCGCCTGGAGCCCCACAAGGGCCACCACAGGCAGGGCCACCGCATCCGGGGCAGCCACCGCAGCAGGGGGGTGGGGACCACATCTCGCAGCTTGCGCAGCAATTGGCGCAACGGTTCGGGCATCCGCCACCGGGGATGATGCAGGGCCCGCAGCGACCCCAGTAGCGTATGGGCAAAGGCGGTGATGCGTGTTGGAACATCTGGGAAGGCGTCTACAAGCTCAAGGAGTTCGACTTCCCGCCGTATGCACGGGTGCTCGAAATCGGCTGTGCGGAGCTCGACTGGATGTCGTTGGTGTTGGAAGCGCGGCCGGACTTGCAGTTGACCGGCATTGATTGGCGCGCGTGTGACCGTAAAGGGTTGACGATTCAGGGAGACGTGCTGGTCCATGACTTTCCCCCGGCTAGCTTCGATGCGGTTGTTGGTATCAGCAGCGTGGAGCATATCGGGCTTGGGCATTACAACGAGGATCCGTGCCACGTGGACGGCGATTCGGTGGCTGTGGCCCGTGCGGCACGGTGGCTCAAGCCGGGGGGCTGGTTCTATGCCGATGTCCCGTATGACCCGACCGGCTACCGGGTGGTGGGGACCAAGTGCCGCGTCTATGACGAAGCCGCCCTCACTGAGCGATTGGTGACGCCGTTTGCGCCAGCACGTCGGGCACAGTTCTATGCGAATCAGGAGGGGGAGCAGATCCGGCCTCCGACGGTGGCCCCGCACGCACGGTGGTATTACGCGGCGGTGTGGATGCAGAAAGCGCTATGAGTCAACGCGAAGACCTAGACAACCTCCTGAAATCGCCCGGCTGGCAGTTGTTCGTGGAGCACGCTACCCGAGAATGGCAGGAACAGATCAACCGGCATCTGGAGACGGCGTTGAACGACACCGATGATGCGCTGGCGGCCAACAAGATGCGGCAGGTGATTGCTGCGAAGAAAGCGGTGGATGTGTTGCTGCAGTGGCCGAAGGAACGACTCGCACGACTCGTCCAGAAGGATGAGGCGCAGGCGGTGACGGTGACGGGCTGGCAGGATCCGAGCCGGCGCGGGGGGTTCTGATGCTGCGTCCGCTCGGCAACCGCATCCTCATCAAGCCGGAAGCGGCCCAGGACCGCACCGAAAGCGGGCTGTGGCTGCAGGAAGACAAGAAACCCGACCAGACAGGCACGGTAGTGGCCATCGGGACACTGACGCATCCTCGGAAACAGGAAGCGGAAGCGCTCGCGCTGAGGGTGGAAACGGCGAGAGAAGCACTGATCCCGGCTTGCTGCGTCGAATATGACGACACGACATCAGCAGCCGTGCTGCTCCGTGAACTCGTCGCCCGTGAACCCGTCGTGCAGGTGGGCGATTTCGTCATGTTCTCATGGCAGAGCGGGCAAGAACTCGTGGTCGATGGTGAACGGTATCTGTTACTGCCAGAGGATGACCTCCTGGCCGTCTTGGAGGGTGTGTAGGTGCTGACAGATGATCCGTTCAAGATCGATCTGTTCTTGGCTGTCGTGACCGCTGTGACGATCGACTATCAGCAGAAATTTCCCTACGAATCCGTGGGTGGTCAGATATACGACCGTGCGCTGGAACTCACCGAAGGCATCTATGAGGCCCATCTCGTAGATAACACGAAAAAACAGGTTACGAATGGCTGATGATCTCCCCGCTGGTAGTGTCTCCCTGGAAGATGGCCCTACGACTCCTGCCCCGGCGCCGGCCCCGCCGCCTCCGGCCGCTGCGGCCCCGCCAGCACCCGCAGCCGAGCCGGTCGAACCCGAAGCGGTGGACGTCGGCGGCGAGCAGATGGTGCCCCTGCGGGCCCTGATTGCCGAGCGGAACGAGAAGAAAGCGCTGAAAGAGCGCGGCGGGCAACTCGAGCAGTACTACAACCAGACGAAACCCTACGTCGACTTCATCAACGCCAATCCGGGGCTCTTGAAACAGCCGCAGCAGGCGCCCGCCCCGCCACCACCGGCCCAGGACGTCGATCCGGACGTCGTGATGCTCGCGGAAACGCTGAGCCTCTATAACCCCGATGGCAGCCTCAACATCAAGGGTGCTGAAAAGATCCTGCAGGTGGCCGAGAAACGCTCGGACAAGCGGGTGCAGGCCGCGATTCAGCCGCATGTACAGCAGACGGCGCAGGAGCGGAGCGCACGGAACTACCACCAGGCGTTGAACACCACCATGCCGAACGGCGTGAAGCCCGATCAGGTGGCCCTGACGAACCTGTGGCGCAGTCTGCCGGCGCACCTGACTGCAGACCCCAACGTCGCGACGATTCTTCAACTGGCAGCCACTGGAGCCGCGGTGATGGGCGCTCCGCAGCGAGTCGCACCGGCCCCGAATGCCCCGCTGGTGAGCGAACCGAGTGGAGGCCAGCCGCGGCCGGGCGGGGGACGCCTGACGCAACTGGAACGGGACGTGGCGGCCACGCGCGGGATCAGCGAGACGAAATGGGGGGAACTCGGGAAAGGGTTCACCGCCGGACGCAGTTCACAGATCGAGGACTAGGAGCACCACCATGTCTTGCCCGAATTGTGGCTACTGTCCGCATTGCGGACGTGGTGGCCAGTACATGAAGCCCTACTGGACGCCTCCGTATTATTACGGCGGGACGATGCCGACTGGGTTTCTACAACCGACCGGGACCGCCATCACCAACGAATACAACCTTGATGCACTGAAGCAGTTCATGGTGACGGCGCAGACAGCACAGAAGACACAGGATAAGTAAATGCCCAGAGGACGAAAGCCCCACGTCGAAGTGATTGAACGCGGCGTGCAGACGAGCGCACTGACCGACCCCAGGTATAACAAACGGCTCCAGAACCCGTTCGGCTCCCCGTCCGCCGCGGTGCAGCTCGTGGACAGCACCCGCGAAGCCCGCTGGTTCAACGGGGCGGTCGGGACCGACCACATCTGGCGCGCGAAGCAGAACGGGTGGGACCAGGTGCGGTTGAATCAGGTGGCCGATCCGGATCAACTCGGCGGCTATACCGTGACGAACGGGTTTGTGACTCGCGGCGAACGCGGGCAGGAAGTGTTGATGTCGATGCCGCGGGACATCCGCAACATGATCCAGACGGCGAAGACCAAAGCCAACATCGCCAACATGGGCAATCCGAACCGGCAGAAGACGGAGATTGTCGAAGCGGCGGCGAGTGCCATCGGGCCGGAAGCGGCGGAGATGATGGATGCGAACCTGGAAGTCGGCCATGCGGGGCCGATCGGGCAGGTGAAGGATTCCTACGAACGCATTGAAAGACGACCAGAGGAATGATTCTCTGCTCCGGGTGTTTCGACGGGCTCCACGCCGGCCATGTGGCCTATCTCGAGGCCGCGGATCGGTTCCGGCAGCCCGAGGAACGGCTGATGGTGGCGGTGGCCCCGGATAGCTACATCCGCACGCAGAAGGGGCGGGAGCCGTTCTGGCCACAACTGGAGCGGGGCTATGCGGTGGAGGCCATCGACTACGTGGATGCCGTGGTGTTGCATGAGTCGCCATCGGTGGCCGAGGTAATCCGGTTGTATCGCCCGCGGGTGTTCGTGAAAGGGTCAGACTGGGCCGAGACGATGTTACCGCTGGATGTACAGCAGGCGTGTGATAGCGCGTCGTGTGTTGTGAAGTTCGTGAATACACCGGGCAAACACACCTCACAGGCGCGGGCATGACGGTGGACCAGTTCGAAGCGTTGGTGCAGAGCCAGAAGCCGGCCCGCACGTCCTGGCTGCCAGTCACGGATTACAGCTTCGAAGCACGGCGAGTCATCGAAGGCCAACAACCGGCGCTGATCAAGGAATGTTTCCAGCCGAAGAATGCGCTCGACTATGGCTGCGGGGCAGGATATCTCGTGGCCTTGCTCAGTGAAATCGGTGTGCGGGTCAAGGGCTACGAGCCGAGCGAGTCGTTACGGGAGATGGTGCCGCCCTATGTGAAGTGGCTAGTGAGCAGTTCCACGTGGGATAACGCCATGAACGGGCGGCCGGATGTCTACGACCTCGTCATCTGTCGGGAAGTACTGGAACATCTAACAGTGCTCGATATTCGGAAGACCGTTCATGAGCTTTGCAGGATTTCGGGTCAATTCGTCTACGTTACCACCCGATTCACACAGAACTGGACGATGCCCCACGCCATCCTGAGCGTGGACACGAAGGACGATCTGGACCCGACGCACATCACGATGCTGAACAAGGATCTGCTGCGGCTCCTGTTCGTGCTGGAGGGGTTCAAGCGGCGCGCAGACCTTGAAGAGCGGATGGATTGGCAGCGCAAGGGCCGGTGCCTCGTTTATGAGCGAGCCTGAGAACGAGTCAGATGAGGTGCTGAAGGATGATGACTTCTGGCTACGTGCGCCAGATGCACATCGCAGCATGTATCCGATCGTGCAATTGCTCTGTCGCCAATGCGAGCGGAAACTGGAGTGGGATGACCGAAAAGGATGGGGTTGCGGCAACTGCGAACTGATTTATGGGAAACGGCCACGTGGTTGACGCCGTCCTGAGTTACCACACCAACCCGTACACCTGCGGGGTGGCGAAGTGGAACATCCGCCTGGCGCGGGAACTCGGGGTGCCGTTCGCCTCCCTACTGGACGGCTGGCACTATCGGCACCCGCTGGTCTCCATCAAGTGCGCGGAACGGCCCCTGCAACGGCTCCGACCGCGCTGGGAGTGCTTCGATCTGTTCCTCCATGACGTGCCCACCGGCAACGGGCTCTATCAGTGGTGGCGGCAGAACCACCCGATGCGGGTCTATGCCGCGAATGCGGTGATTGCGCGCGAACTGCGGCAGTATCGCCCCGATGTCATCGAAGCGTGGTGTCCGAGCACGATTGAGACGCCGCCACCGCGCGCGAATCTGACCGTGCTCACCTTCGGGATGGCGCACAAACTGGTCAGTCCGCACTACCAGAAGTTGAAAGCCCTGCTAGACGCCCATGGCGAGCCCTACACCATCTTGGTTTCGACGGGCGTCCATGAAGGGACGCCATGGGATGCGGCCTTGGAGGGCGCGGCTACGACTCTGCGGGGGCTATTCGGTGCTGATCATGTGGAGTTACTCGGCTACCTCTCAGACGTCGCTCTGGACCGTGAGATTCGGGCGGCGACGGCGTGCGCGGCCTTCTACGATCCGGCGCTGAGAGCGAACAACACCACGGCGTGGGCGGTGCGGGAACGTGGGGTGCCCTTGATCACGAACACGGATGAGGATTCACCCAGTTTCGTGCTCTACGACATCACCACGATGATGGCGTGGCCGGAGTTTCCCGATTCGGTGCAGGCACAGGGGCACGGTGGCTGGCCGCGTCTCCTGAATGCGCTCCGTGCGGAGATGCCATGCGCGAGCTGATTATCGGCACCCGGCGCATTGCCGAGGATGAACCGGCCTACGTCATCGCGGAAATCGGCAACAACCATGGGGGCAGCTTCGACACCGCGCGCACGATGATCCAGACCGCTGCGGCGTGCGGAGCCCATGCGGCGAAGCTCCAGAAGCGGGAGATTGACACGCTCTATACCAAAGCCATGCTCGCCACCCCGTATGAGCATGAGCACAGCTTCGGGAAGACCTACGGCCAGCACCGGAAAGCGCTGGAATTCGGCAGCCGGGAGTATCTCGCCTGCCGGGCCGTGGCTCAGACCGCCTCGATTGACTTCTTCGCGACGGCGTTTGATGAAACATCTGCAGACTTCCTGCTCAACGTGGGGATTCCGGCGTTCAAGGTGGCCTCGAGCGGCCTGACGGATTCTCGCCTGCTCCGGCACCTCGCCAGCCTGGGCAAGCCGATGATCGTCTCTACCGGTGGGAGTGATTGGCACGACGTCGATAGCGCAGTGGACCTGCTGACGGGGCTGGGGGCGCATTTCGCGCTCCTCCATTGCACGGCGGCCTACCCGGTCCACGATTACGCTGAATTGAACCTGATGGCGATCGTGGAGATGCGGGCGCGGTATCCGGAGGTGGTGATCGGCTGGTCGGGGCACGTCTCGGGCATTGCGATGAGTCTGTTGGCCTATGCGATGGGCGCGCGGATTCTGGAGCAGCACTTCACGCTCAATCGGGCGAGTAAAGGCACGGACCATGCGTTCAGCCTGGAGCCGGCGGGCTTGAAGAAGCTCTGTCGGGATCTGGATCGGGCACGGATTGCCACCGGGGACGGAGTGAAGCGGGTCTATCCCAGCGAACTGCGCCCGCTATCGAAGATGCGCCGAGTGGATACCCCACTCGGGCCTCGAGTCACAGGAGAGATGCTGCATGCGTATCATTAGGATTCTGATTGGGATGTTGGTGCTCGCTGTGCCGGTGTCGGCGCAGACGCCGGTCATCGTCGGGCCATCCACCGTGTTGGCGTGGGATGCCTGCGCGCCCGTGTCGGTCATCATCACCTACACGTTGAACGTCGACGGCACGACGCAGCCGGGCCCGCTACCGAACGTGACCTGTGTCGCGGGGACCGGGACGCTCGCGGCCTGTGCCACGGCGTTTCAGACGTGCTCGGTGCCGGCGTCGACCATTCCTGGCGGGTCGCACACGTTGACGCTGACGGCGTCGAGTGGTGGGCAGACCAGTCTGCCGAGCACGCCGTTTTCCTACATCGTGTTGGCCATTCCGGTGCCGTCGGGGTTGCGGCTGCGATGAGACCGACGCTGCAACCGTTCTATCCGCGCGAGCTCGGGCAGAAGCCGTGGGGCACCGAACTGCTGATCGCCGAGACGAAGGACTACATCGGCAAGGTGCTGTTCATGCGGGCGGGCACGTCTGGCGCGATGCAGTACCACGAGAAGAAGGACGAGACGTTCCACCTATACTGCGGGAAGGCCCTCATCCGCACGAAGACGGACGACGGGTCGATTGTGGAGTGGGGGATGTCGGCGGGGGAGTCGTATCACGTCCCGCCGGGCGCCATTCACCAGGTAGAGGCGCAAACAGACTGCGTTCTATTCGAAGCCAGCACCCCGGTCTTTGACGACAGGGTTTCCGTGTGAACATCGTCGCTCTCATCCCGGCGCGTGCTGGCTCGAAACGTTGTCCGGGGAAGAACACCCGTCTGCTTGGGGGCACTCCGTTGCTCGCGTGGACGATCGCCGCCGCGCAGGAGAGCGGCGTGTTCTCGGCCATCTACTGCTGCACCGATGACGATACAGCATGGAACATCGCGCGGGCGATGGGCATTCAGACGATGGTGCGGCCACCGGTGCCGGATGATCAGCCGGACATCTTCTGGGTGCGTGATGCCCTCCCGAGGTGTCAGTCAGAGGCGTTCGCGATTCTCCGGCCGACGTCGCCGTTTCGCACCGCAGCCACCATCCAGCGCGCGTTCACGCAGTTCAAGCGCAGCGAAGTGCATTCCATCAGGGCCGTGCAGCCGGTGAAGGAACATCCGGGGAAGATGTGGACGTGGGACGGTCCGGGCTACCCTATGAAACCGTTCATGGCGAGCGACCTCGGGGTCACGCCGTGGCATTCCCGGCCGACGCAGACGCTCCCCACGGTCTACGTGCAGAACAGTTCGCTCGAGATGGCGTGGACCTACGTCGTGAGCAGTTACAACACCATCAGTGGGACGAAAATCGCGCCGTTTTTCACGGAGGGTCATGAAGGGTTCGCCGTCGACACTGAAGAGGACTGGAGCGACGCTGAACGGCTGGTGGCAGTGGGCGCAGTCCGTCCGCCGGCAGCAGCAGTTTCGCAGCCTCTGTAAGGCCATTCGCACCACCACACGGCCGATTCTAGTCGGGCCGTGGCGGGGCGAAGTGGGCTTCGAGGTGCTCTACTGGCTGCCGTGGCTGACGAAGCTGCGCACGGAGCTCCAGATTGCGCCCGAGCGGCTGTTTCCCATCACCCGCGGCGGGGCGGGGAGTTGGTATGGCACCCCGCAGGCATTGG